CGAATCAGGAACGAATCATGAATCTGGAACGAATCAGGAACATCGAAAAAATCGGCCTGACCCCCCTCCAGTGGAAATATGGAACCCCCTCCAGTGGAAATTAGGGCTTGACCCCACCAGTGGAAATATGGTAGACTGATTCGTACAGACCCACCAGTGGAAATATGGAGCGAGAGTATGAGCGAAGAGATAGACCTAGACCTAGTGGAGAAGGTGATCCACCAGTTGCCGACAGACTGGCATAGCAAGCAGCACAGAGACATAGCTGTATGGTTGATCCGTAAGTTGTCTAAGGAAGACGTAGAGCAATACTTGATTGGAGTGGAGTAAGAATTATGTTCAACATCAGAGTGAAATATAAAGACGAAGTGAAGTCCAGAGTAACCGCGACAGTAGGAGAATATTCAAACTACCTAGAAAATATGTTGCATGTGATGACACAAAATGCTAACATTGATTGGGTAAGAATAGAGAGGGTATCATAATGGAAAAGATAATCAGGGATATCAAAGACATCGAAGGCGACATTGATAAAATCATCAGTCGCGCAGAAGAATATCGTAAAGATGCAGAGCGTGGCATTAACGTAAACCATACGTGTGAGGGTGATATGTCGTGGACTAAACAGGACAAGATTAATAGCCTGTTCGAGTATCTGGAAGATGCAAAGAATGACATTGATCGAATGAAAGATGACCTCAAAGTCGTAAAAGATTACTTGACTAATCTGGTGGATGATGTACAATACGAATCAATCAGACAGAAAGCTACAGGAGAATCATAATGGCACACACATGGACCACAGTAGGATACAGAGGGTATGACTTGGACATTGTTGTCGAGGGAGACCAGTGTATATATGAAGGTATATACGATAATATCAGGTTACGTAAGAAAAGCGGAGAAGCCATGTCAGAGCGTTTAGAGAAAGCCCTGATGAAGGAATATGGGGATGATTACTTCGCAGAATATCTGTACGAGCTTGGCGCATATGCCGATAATGACTACTAATGAAGGTCATCTTCACTATAATGCTCTCCTATATCATCATGCTGATTGTTGTCGGAATATTGGTGACGGTAGGGATGGAAAAGGAGAGCATTAACTCTGTAAATATTTACTTGACGATAGTTCAAATATCGTTCATAATTGTAATCATAAAGCGAATCAAGGAGATCGTAACATGACAAACAAAGTTGTACCAATGACAGAAATCAACGCAATCGCATACATGCGTAAGAATAAAAACCGTACCATCAAGCAATGGGCAGAAGACTTAAAACTTAGTCCAAACCGTACTGCCAGCATTTATCAGAAAGGTATCAAACTTGGCATCATGGACCCCAAAGGTCATGACAGTGAGCGTAGTCGTAAGCTGGCCTTTATCCAAATGTATCAATACAAAGTACAACAACTCAAGCAGGAGATTGCATAATGCCCTTACCAGTAAACTTAATCAGAAACCTACTCAATGAACAGAAGGGCCGCTTCTTCATTGTTGATGTTATCAAAGAAAATGGTGACAAGCGTAGACTTAACGGCAAGGTCGTAGAAATCCGCGATAATGGTCTGGTCACTATCAAACTTGGTGGAACCAAAGACCAATACCGTTCCTTCTACACTGACAAGGTGCAGCGTATCCATGCTCGCAAGCGTGCTATATCCTGCTTAGGAGCGTGATATGTCATATACAATGATAAAGAACTGTAAGATGGATTGGGATACAGAGACACATAAATTTACCTTTGTCACTGGTGGATGTCCTTTGGTGGCACTGGATAGCCTTAGCGATCTTATAAGCTCACTGCAAGACCTATATAAACAAATTGCAGAGGGTGGAATTTACAACAATGGACTACCAATGGAAATCAAGGTTGAAGGTGGTCAACTCTGGACGGACATTGAGTAATGATAGGACTCGAATGTTTAGCAGTTGCGGTTTTCTTCGAGAGCCGCAGCCAACCCATCGAAGGACAGTATGCTGTTGCTGAGGTGGTGATGAACCGTGTGGAGAGTGACAGGTGGCCCAATACCATCTGTGGTGTTGTCTTCCAAGATCAACAATTCTCGTTCACACATGATGGAGCGTCAGATCATATACACAAGTACACTGACAATCCGATTGACTGGAGAGCCGCTGTAGTGGCCCGTACAGTAGCCTTAGACGTTTTTGGCAGGGGAGATACCTCAATCACCTCTACCCACTACCACAACCTCTCTGTGTCGCCCTCATGGGCAAAAGAGTATCTAAAGGATGGCAGAATTGGAGACCACATATTCTATACCGCCCCAGATGGAAAATGAGTTGATCAGAATGGGGATACTCCCCGCAACGCAATTAGAGGAACTAGAGAGAGTGTGTCCAAGGGACAGATGGGCGCATCTACCTACAGACCCCTACGATGAAAATGGAGAGGTAATATTCTAATGGAAAAGCAAGATTGGGAAATAGAACACGATAAGAAAGTAAAAGCTAGAGAGAAAGGCATGAAGGCTATGTCTGATGCTCAGATAGAGGCTGTAAACTTAGCTTACAAATCTTTAAGTGACACGCTGCAATATATCCATGAGTGTTGGGACTTACAAATATCTGATGTTGCTAAAATGGAACAGGCAATGTGGTCTTTGCACCATGAGTTTAACAAGGGTGAAAAGTAAATGATTAAAGCAACACTGATGGACTACATGGGCAGTGATATTACTGTCGTTAATGCCGCAAGGGTATCCTTCGGCAAGAAGTCCAACAACACTTACACAACAGACAAGGATGATAAGCTGATCAGATATCTGGCAGAGCATAAGCATATGTCTCCATTCGGACATTGCTTTGCATCCTTTCATGTCAAGGCTCCCATCTTTGTGGCACGTCAACTTGTGAAACATAAATTCCTACGTTGGAATGAGATATCAAGAAGGTATGTTGATTACGAACCAGAGTTCTATGTACCTGAGACATGGAGAGGACGTGCTAAAGATAAGAAGCAGGGCAGTGCTGGTGAGGTAAAGAGTAACTTTAGTGTTAATTACTATAATCTGGAAGCGTTGAAGGCATATGATCAGTTGCTAGACGAAGGCGTCTGCCCAGAGCAAGCACGTATGGTATTGCCACAGTCAATGATGACTGAGTGGTATTGGTCAGGTTCACTTGATGCCTTTGCTGATATATGTAACCTGCGTTGTGCATCTGATACACAGGCAGAGACACAGAGTGTTGCTGTACAGATCAGTCGTAAAATGCGTAGTCTATTTCCAGTATCATGGGAAGCATTAGTGAGGTAGAGGATGACAGGTATAATAGGTGTAGAAACAGTAAAAGAAAATGAAGATGGTAGTGCCGACTACACATTTCATTTTGATTCATATGCGCGTGGAATGCTCGCAGAGGAAGGTTTGAAGTTGGTGCTTTACTGTGCAGCCGCCAAGATGGACATGAAGTTGGTATATGACTTCATAGAGGATCACATTAGGTACAATAAGGATGAAAGGTTTGACGAATACGGAAACTATGGCGAGAACAACCCACCAGTATCCTCTGAATGGTCACAGGATAGCCAAGACAAAACGGAGAACCTTGCATGACAGGTAAGTACACATTTGGTATCCCCCTCAAGGAAATAAGACCTATGACCAAAGAGGAGCGACAGAGAGCCAAGGTAAAAGAATCATATAATACACTTGGTCTCAATCTTTGTGTAAGTTGTGGGTGTCCTACTCCAAACACATGGTGCGAGTTTTGCTTAAAGGAAGAGTGATGACAGAGCAAGAAATACTAAAAATGTGCAGAAATCTGGCAAAAAAGTACAAAAACAGGCAAGAATACGATGATTTGGTGTCTGAGGGTGTTCTTAAGTGTCTTGAGGTTTTGGACAAAGGTGGTGCTGATAAGTTAGCATTGAAGGCTCATGCTAGAGATGCAATGAGGAATTATTACAACCACAAGAGGAAGGTTGTGCAGGTTCCTGTACATGGTCAGGCACACTCTATGTCTAGGGATCAAGAGACAAGCAACTGGACTGCTATGGCATTACAAAAAGCCTTATACACCCCTTCAGTGGAAATTAGAGAGGAAATGGCAATGGGTGAATCTCCAGAGACAATTCTGGAGCGTAAACAATTCATCAGACATGTCTTTATGACTGCGTTTAATTGTCTTACTCACGAAGAGTGGACAATTATTCGTATGCGGTATTGGGATGGAATGACACAAGATGCTGTAGGTAAAGAGATGTGCCACAACCAAAAGTGGGTATCTCGTAGAGAAAAGTCAGCACTTGAAAAAATCTGTAACAATTTGTGATGTCTAAGATATTAAAACTTGCCCTTATCTATATACGTAAGTTTTAATAATTATGATGATAATAAAACGTGAGTATAAACTATGGAAGAGAAAAAACATCAACCATGTCCCTATGTTGCTTGTCAAAGTAGTGACGCATTTTGTTACAACACTGGTGGTTATGGTAAGTGTCACTCTTGTGGTAGGGCATACCCATCAAAAGATGAAATGTTTGAGTGGGCAAAAGAGGCTTATCCAACAAAGTATGCGGAGACTGTAGTGGAAATAAGGAAACCTGACCCCTCTAATGGAAAATATGTACCTATGAGGGGTATTACAAAAGAGACCATGCAGGATTTCAACGTCCTGACATATGACGACAAACAAGAATACATATACCCTTCTGGGGGAATTAAGGTACGCTGTATTGCTGATAAGAAGTTCTACACCAAAGAGGGGTTTAAGGGTGACGAACTATTTGGCATGAATATGTTTACTGCAGGTTGTTCTAAGACTGTGACAATCACAGAGGGAGAACTAGACGCACTGTCAGTAGCACAGATGCTTAAGAGCCAGTATATCAATCCTGTTGTATCTTTGCCATCTGCTACCCCTTCCAAGAAAATGTGGGAGAATTGTGCAGACTGGCTAAACAGCTTTGAGCGTATTGTGTTATCTGTTGATAACGATGAAGCAGGTAATGCTGTAGCTGATCGTGTGGCACGTCTGTTCCCTAACAAGGTGTATCGTGTACCACATGACAAGTACAAAGATGCTAATGATTTCTTGCGTAACAATGCAGCACAAGAGTTCAAGTCTGCTTGGTTCAAGCCTCGTAAGCATACGCCAGAGAACATCTTAAACAGTACAGAACAATTCTTGTCGCTGTATCGGGATACCCCAGAACATCAGTACGTCCCTACAGGAATACAGGCACTTGATGACAAGATTCTTGGTTTGATGCAGGGACACTTCACTGTGATCAAGGCTCCCACAGGAATTGGTAAGACAGAGATCATGCGCTATCTTGAATATAACATGCTAGAGCGTGGTATACCTATTGCAGCATGGCATCTGGAAGAGACAAAGCTGCGTAGTCTTCTTGGTCTTGTGTCGTATCATATCAAAGATAATCTTACACGCAGAGACCTGATAGAAGAGAAGGACGCAGAAGATCTTGTTGTTACCGCTATCGAAGAGTTGACCAAGGACGAGAACTTCTACCAGTTTTACTTACCAGATGGTCAAGGTGCTGATGAATTGTGTGATCAGATACGCTTCTTTAGCCAAGCCTGTGATTGTAAGTTTGTATTCTTTGAGCCAATACAGGACGTGGTAGCAGGTACATCAGAAGAAAGCAAAGAGGCTATGCTTGCAGATCTGTCTATTAGATTGTCGAAGTTAGCTGCAGAGTTAAATGTAGGCATCGTCACAATCGCCCATACCAATGAAAACGGAGACCCAAAGTATTGTAAGATGATTGGTCAACGTGCTTCTGTTATCATTGATCTGCAGCGTGACAAAGAGTCAGAAGACTATGATGAACGTAACACTACGTATATCAGCGTACAAAAAAACCGCCCCTGCAGCGAAGAGGGACGGGCTGGAAAGATGAAGTTTGATTCAGATAGTTTTACACTAAGAGAGGTAATATAGTGCCAGTATTTGATATAGAAACAGATGGACTAAACAGTACCAAGATACACGTATTGTCTTGGGCTGATGATAATGGTGATGTACAGCATACCTATGACTATGAGGCTATGCGTATATTCTTCACAGAAGCAAAGGTTTTGATCGGTCACAACATTGTGAGGTTTGACATCCCTGCAGTGGAAAAAGTGTTAGGGATAGAAGTTAAAGCCACCCTGATCGACACGTTAGCGTTATCATGGTACATCAACCATCATCGTAGTAAGCATGGCTTAGAAAGCTATGGTGAGGACTACGGTGTACCAAAGCCAAAGATTAGTGATTGGGAAAACCTGACCAAAGAAGAATATGCACATAGATGCAATGAGGATGTTAAAATCAACATGCGTTTGTGGCGTGATCTTGAGATCAAATTAAACAAGCTGTATTGCGACAAACCAACTGAGGGTCCAACAGTAGATGAATTGATAAACTACCTGACCTTCAAGATGAAGTGTGCTGCAAAGCAAGAGGCCCTACAGTGGAAATTAGACGTAGATAGGGCGCAAGGATATTTGACTGATTGGGAACAACAGAAAGAAGAGAAGACTGAGGCATTGGCTAAGGCCATGCCAGAGCGTATCCTAACTGCAATGAGAACGCAGCCAAAGGTGATGTACAAGAAGGATGGTAGCTTGTCTAGTCATGGTGAGAGATGGATAGAGTTGTGTAAGACAAACCGTATGCCATACACCACCAAATCTATGGTTGTTGAGGTAGGTAGAGAGCAGGGAAATCCTAACTCTTCTGATCAGGTAAAGATGTGGCTGTTTGACCTTGGTTGGCAACCCCGCACATATAAATTTGTTAGAGAGGATGATGGGAGTGAACGCAAGATCCCACAGATAAGAAAGGATGGTGAGCTTTGTGAAAGTGTCTTGGAGTTGGCTGATAAAGAGCCTAGCATTACTATTTTGGACGGTCTGTCTGTTCTTACTCATAGAATTGGTTTACTCAAAGGAATGTTGGTCTCCCAACGTGACGGATACGTACAGGCCACTGTCGCAGGTTTTACGAACACATTACGATTTAGACACGCGAAACCTTTGGTAAACCTGCCATCTGTCGATAGACCACTTGGTAAAGAGATCAGGAGTTGCTTAACATCGCCTGATGGTTATGTGTTGTGTGGTGCAGATATGACATCCCTAGAGGATACAACAAAGCGCCATTACATGAAGCCACATGATCCAGAATATGTTGCAGAAATGAGTAAGGAAGGGTTTGATCCTCACCTTGACTTGGCTAAACATGCTGGTGTTGTTACACAAGAAGATATCGACAAACATAATTCTGGTGAACGTAGCCTAAAAGCCCTACGTAAAAACTACAAGGTGGTAAACTACTCTGCCACATATGGTGTAGGAGCGCCTAAGCTGGCGCGTGAGACAGGTATGAGTAAGAAGGATGCCCAGAAGCTACTAGATGCCTTTTGGTCACGTAACTGGTCAATAGAGAAGGTCTCAAGCGAATTACGTGTAAGAGAAGTTCTTGGCGGTATGTGGGTACAGAACCCTGTATCAAAGCTGTGGTATTCTTTACGTTCTGATAAAGACAAGTTCAGTACACTCAATCAAGGCACAGGAGTTTGGTGCTTTGATAATTGGGTTGCTCAATGTCAGGAGTTTGGACTAAACATCATTGGACAGTTCCACGATGAAATTATAGCACTTGTAGACGAAAGGTATGTAGAATCAATCAAATACAGATTAGAGGAGACCATTCGTAAAGTAAACGACAAACTAAAACTGAACGTAGAATTAGGCATTGACGCACAGTTCGGAAAAAATTATGCAGAAATTCACTGATTCTGTGTCTAAGATCCCAAAAAATGCCCTTATATATATGTACCGACTCTAAAAAGGAGAGACAACTTGACTAAATACACTATGGACATGGTTCTTGAGTATGCAAAAGTTTTCCCTGAGAACGCCGACAAAGGTAGTCCTGATGGACCTAAAGCTGCCCAAGCCATTTATCAGAAGGGCGGTCAGTATGCAGTAAACGCATACTTTACAGACCAGTCACAAATTGACCAGCTACTTGCAGACGGTTTAAACCCGAAACCAATGAATAGTGACCGTATTCTTGAAGGTAACTCAGAATATGGCATTGGTAAGTTTATGCGTCTGAAACGTGCAATCAAAGACGTGAAGACCTTCACTGATCGTAAGACAGGTGAAGAGACAGAGATAGATTTTGGTGGTGCGCCAAATGTCGTCAATCTTCTACAGGGACGTGATGCACGTCGACACTGGAACTTTGAAGAAGATGGCCCATTAGGTAATGGTACGAAAGCTAAGGTACAGTTTGAAACATACTCAAATGGTGCTGGTGTGCGTTTGCTTAATGTAGGTGTTACTGAGCATGTCGCTTATGAGCCTGAGAATAAAATCTCAGAAGATGATGAACTATTTATGGTAGGATGACATGAAAGTACAGATCACCTTTCAATCAGAATCTAAAGACGATGGGTTCACGGGCAAAACAAGTATCGAAAGAGAAGACGTAGAAACTTTAAACGATCTAGCTTGGCTTTACTCTGAGGCAACTCAAGCAGCAGGATTTACATATGTGAAATCTGTAGCCTTTGAGAAAGACGATGGAGAGATGGTCTGGAGTGACATCTGATGTCTGGCAAGGTGCTTATAGATGGTGACATCATCGCTTATAGAGCAGCCTTCGCCACAGAGGACCAACCACAACAAGAAGCTATAGATAAAGTAGACTCCTTAATCGAATATGTGTTAGACGAAACTGCACTCCCCTTCGCTAGTAAAAATGACTATGAGGTTTTTCTTACTGGCAAGGGGAACTTTCGATACGATCTAGCAACTACAGCTATCTATAAAGGTAATAGGTCAAAAAGAGAAAAGCCCCGTCACCTCACTGCTACACGAAACCATCTTGTTGATGAACATGACGCTATCGTAAGTGAGAATGAAGAGGCTGATGATCTTATAGGCAAGGCAGTAACGAAATATGGCCCATCTAGTATTGTTGCTTCCATCGACAAAGACATGCTACAGTTGGCCTGTCAACATTTCAACTTAACTAGAGGAACACTTACCACAGTATCTGACTTCGATGGCTTGAAGTTCTTTTACTCTCAGATCTTATCTGGTGATTATGCTGATAACATCTTAGGTCTATACAAAGTAGGACCAGCAACAGCAAATAAGATGTTAAAAGATTGCAACACAGAAGAAGAGTTGTTTGAAGAATGTGTCAAGGCATATGATGGGGATGTAGATAGGGTGATAGAGAACGCAAGGCTCCTGTGGTTAAGAAGAGAGGAAGGTCAAATATGGGAACCGCCAGTTCAAGTAAGGCAAAAGGGAGACTAGGACAACAGGAAGTTAGGGACGCTATACTTAAACGCTTCCCCAACCTTGAGCCAGATGACGTTAGGTCTACAGCTATGGGGCAGAATGGGGAAGATATACAACTTAGTCCAAAGGCACGTAAGTATTTACCAGTTACAATAGAAGTAAAAAGACGTAAGAACTTACAGACAGTGTACGATTGGATGGAACAAGCTCGACAGGGTTTTTATGATCCTGTCGTATTTTTTCGAGGAGATCGTAAGGAATGGCTTGCAATCGTACCTATGGAAGACTATCTACATCTTATGAAACAAAGGGGAAAGAAATGACACAACAAGAACTCTTTAAAATATGGGGTGTAGTGCATGGGCCTTGGGATGATGGTGAGCATGTGTGGCTTACCTGCAAGGTAGAACATGAGGGAAAGATGGTAAGTCAACCACAGGATATCCCTTATCCAGATTTTAATGCAGCATATAAAGATTTAAAACACTTTGACACTAGCATTGAGCCAATAGTTAAATCAGTAGACCTCTCATGGATGTATGATGCTTGATTACAGGAGCAAGGGCATGGGTAAACGTAGTAATTATGAGAGAAGGCCACGGGATTTTTACCCCACTCCCATAGCCGCTGTAGAGCCTCTCATACCACACTTACCTTACACGTTTGAGTATATCGAACCCTGTGCTGGTGATGGTAGATTAATCGACCACATAGACGAACTCACAGGTGGTGCTGGCACTCTTCTTGTTGCTACCGACATAGAACCAAGACGAAGTGATATTCTACCTGCAAATGCCCTACAGTTAGAGGTTGATCAATATGACCCAGAAACTTACATCATAACAAATCCACCTTGGGATAGGACAATCTTGCACCCCCTGATAGAAAAATTTATGCAGACGTGTAAGACTTGGTTGTTGTTTGATGCAGACTGGATGCACACAAAGCAATCTGCTATTTACATGACATACTGTAAGAAAGTGGTTAGTGTAGGCAGGGTAAAATGGATAGAGGGAAGCAAGGGACAAGGGAAAGATAACTGTTGTTGGTACTTGTTCGATATTGAGCAAGAGGGGCCAACAGAGTTTTATGGAAGAGTTGTAGAGGATATAACATGATTAACGAAACAGATATCAGAGATATGCAAGAGGATCTTGAGGGCTACACAAATTTTGTAGAGAGCATGATAATGACCAAAGGTAAAGATCGTCTGGTAGAGAATACTTTAGGTCTTGTGGGTGAAGCTGGTGAGGTTGCAGAGAAGATTAAGAAGACGTTTAGAGATAGCACTGCATATTCCCACCAAGAGGTATTACAGGAATTAGGAGATGTTCTGTTTTACGTTACAGCATTGGCTAATCTGCATAATGCAAATCTGCGTAAAGTGATGGACCTAAACATGCTGAAGCTAAACAGTAGAAAGCAACGAAATAAACTACATGGATCGGGTGATAACAGATGAAATGGGCATGGAGATATTGGAAGTATTTAAGAACTTGGCGTTTACATAGAGAAACAATCAAGGAACTTAATCGACTATCTGATAGAGAACTAAAAGATATTGGGATTAGTCGAGGTGATATCGACAGGTTAATCTGGCTAGAAGAAGATAAAACGATGCGAGGACGTGGAAAAGATGAATAACTATCTACCAACAGATTATCAAACCTTTATTGCTAAGTCACGTTATGCCAAATACTTTGATGGCAAGGGACGTGAAGACTGGTCAGAGACTGTAGAACGCTACATGGATAATGTTGTTCGCCCCAAAATAGGTGACGACACATATGTCAACAGCATACGTGACGCCATCCTAAACCTTGAGGTTATGCCTTCCATGAGAGCAATGATGACTGCAGGTCCAGCCTTAGAACGTGATAATACAGCAGGGTATAACTGTAGCTATCTACCCGTAGATGACCCTAAGTCCTTCGATGAAGCTATGTTCATTCTCCTCTGTGGTACTGGGGTCGGGTTTAGTGTCGAAAGACAATACATATCCAAACTTCCTGAGATACCTGAGTTGTTCGATAGTGAGACTGTCATCGTAGTCAGAGATAGCAAGGAAGGTTGGGCTAAAGCATTTAGGCAACTTTTGGCACTCCTTTGGGCTGGTGAGATTCCAAGATGGGATGTATCTAAGGTTCGTCCTGCAGGGGCAAGGCTCAAGACTTTTGGTGGTAGAGCATCAGGCCCAGCGCCCTTGGTTGAACTATTCAACTTTACTGTACAGACATTCAAGAACGCAAAGGGACGTAAGCTATCTAGTGTTGAGTGCCATGACCTAATGTGTTTCATTGGTCAGATCGTAGTTGTAGGTGGGGTACGTAGGTCAGCAATGATCAGTCTATCAAACCTATCAGATGATCGTATGCGTCATGCTAAGTCGGGTCAATGGTGGGAAACTGCAGCGCATCGTGCCTTGGCTAACAACAGTGTTGCATATACTGAGCGTCCAGACATGGAAACATTCATGCGTGAATGGACTGCCCTAGTGGAAAGTAAGTCAGGTGAACGTGGAGTATTCAACCGTGAAGCATCTAAGAA